AATGCGAGGTATCTGCACCCATTCGTTTTCTTCTTTAATGTCGGTTGGTTGTGGTAGCTTCCATTTACCTATGCTGCGTGTCATTTGTTGGCCTAATAAATAATGTATCACAATCTAAACATATACGTCTGTTTTTGCCCTTACGTTTCATGTTTTTAGTTATGCAGTTCGGACAGGTATCTTTTTTTCTACCTTCTTTAATGGGTGCATCCCAATCAATAAAGCTAGTCATTTGTTTTTTCGGTTGTCTACTGTAGAAAGGACCATACCACCTTTGCGGTAGTCGGATGGACCTATAGACTTTTTAATAACAGCACCGCCATTATTCATATTTTGTTTAATGGTTTTTCCTGTAATCATTTTATATATAGTTGTATATGGCATACCAGATTCATCTTTTTCTCCAGCTAACGCTTTCTTTTTTATTTCTGAAAGTGCGCCTTTTTCTAGTGTATCTTGAATATCCTTATTAGCTTGTCTTTTAGCTTTACGTGCCAAGTCTTCGGTAGCTTCTTTTCTTACTTTAACTTGTTTTTTACCTTTACGTGACGTAGTATCTTTACGTGCTTCTCGCATAACCGCATCATCATACGCACCACTTGTCTGTCTAAGTTTTTCTAAACGAAGACGTTCTTCTTTTCTCGCTCTTTCAGCATCTGTTTGCATTACTCATCATCCTCTACAATAGCTTTAGGTGGCATAAGCATGACACCGCCTGATGCCTCTACCTGCATCTTCTCAGTTTTCACTAGACCAGTGCGGTCAAGCAGTTCTTTAGCCGCTGACATCTTATCACGAATACCTAGTTCAGTCGGGTCATACAATGCATGTGTCATAGCTATCGCAGCCTTCGGAGCGTTACGAGCCATATACATTTGAGTTGCCTCAAGTATCTCTTCTTTAATACCTTTAACAATTTCCATAGTACTAGAACTGTCAGCATAACCTGCTAGTTTCTTTGCCTGTACAATATCACCTGCCGCTTCCTCAAAGAGTACGTTAAGTAGCATCTGTTGTTTTTCAGTTAACTGTCTAGCCATTACATCTCTCCGTGGTGCATAGCGTGGGCTAATTTTGTACTACGTGATTTTACCTGATTTGCCCACCTGCTGTCAAGCATTTCTTTTGCTGCGGTAATAAAATCTTCTTCGTGAATAGCCGCCCACATATTTTTAAATTTACAAAGTCTTGGTACACCCATATTAAATGCCATGTCCATAAGTATAAGCTGACGTACAGAGTCTAGCTTGTCTACGCAAGGGTGCGCCCGTACAAGTTCTGTCTCGACAATCTGAACGTCATTCGTTGCTAGATAGACCGCATCAACTTCTGTGATACCACTTTCATACACATGCTCAATACTTGGTATGCCTAAGTCAGATAACTCTTGCTCAGTTATACCACGGTCTTCCAGATTTCTTCCAATACCAATTGTGTCAATACCCAAGGTATCTTGATATACTTCTAATCGCAAGCCTTCATGCTGTATTAATTTTTTTATAAAATCGTCTTTTGTGTATTTCATTTAGCATTCTCTATTAATAGCTTTAACTTAGCTAATTCAATCTCTAGTTCGTGTACTCTACCTACTGTATCTTGTACAGACTTAGGTGGTTCAAACTCATCAATCCAATTATCGTTCTCTTCAACTTCTTCCATAGTAAGTTCTAAGTTGTGTTCTAAGAAGCTGATACGTTCTGTTAAGCCAAAATAGACCCATACACTGACAGCAGTGAATGCAATCATACTAATAAGGTTACGAAGTGGGATAGTTATTTCACTTGCTTCGTTTAACTTTGTAGCTGCTTGTCTCATTTCTCACTACTCAACCATACCGCAAATGCACCTGTCATGGCCCCAGTGACTACACTCACCAGTGCTGACTGTTGTGTTGTCGGGTCTGGCAGTAGCATAAACCACTCCACTACCCGCCAAGCCGATATTGACATCATAATCATCATCAAGCGGGGAAGTAACTTCCAAGCTAGTATTCTTTCCATTGCGGCTGTCACGATTAATCCTTGCTTGTTCTTCTGTTGTTATATTGTACATATTCCACATAGGAAGTATTATTTCTTTCCGAAGAATTTAGATGCTGAACGTACTCCAAAAGAAGCGGCAACGATAACTCCCAAGGAATACTGATACCATTCAGGCATCTCATTAAGTCTTGCGAATCCGTTTGCAACTACTTCTTCCATCCCCGGTATAAACGCCATAACAAGTGGGATGGAAAAAAGCACCGTAAGCCACTCGTCTTTCCACGAAGACTGACTACCTTTAGCCATCTCCAAATCCCAGTCAAGTTCGCCCGTAGCTTTCCTCTCCATAATGACAGCTTCGGCTTTAGCCTTTGCCACCTTTGCACCAGTCTCTGCTTTAGTCTTCTCAACTTTTCCATCTAACCATGTCCCCGCTAGTTGTGTTATTGGGCCTATCAATAGATTGAGCATATTTATTTCCTATGTACTCTTTGAGTATACGCAAACGTGCTTCCAAATCAGGAACAGTTTGACTTAATAATTCTATGTTATTATCCTCTGCGAAACTTTGCAGTCTTTTTTGCAATAGACTTTGGTTGTGATACATGCTGTTTACCTGCAGATGTTCCTTGTCTCTTGGCTTTAGTTGTAGCAGAATATTCTGCACTTGTCAAGGACTTTATTGCTTTTGCAGGTAAATACCGTTCACCTGTCTTTGCAGAAGGCTTGCCTGATTTAGTACGCCAGTCTTGATTAGTCCAATTTGTTAGGCTTTTTTGTGAAGGTTTCTTCATTAATTTATACCTATTGCTTTCGCTGCTGACATAACCATTCCTACTGCCGCCGCTATGATTGCAGCAATAGCACCGAAGACGATAGCACCCATCTTTATATTCTCTACTAGTTCTTCTTGCTCTTTAGCTTTCTTCTTACGCATAAGCAGTGCAGCTTCTTTGGCAGCTTGTATTCTCTTGGCACGTTCCGTTACGATACCTTGCCACGTTCCATGACCAAATCGTAAGTCAATCATCTGGCTCATCTCATATAGCTTTTCTTGTGCTATTCTAGCATCAATAGTTTCTTGTGCTACACTCTTAATACTAAACTGGTCCACACCAGATTTTTTATTACGTGCTTTCTGTACTTGGCTCTCGCCTTCAAACAGATTATCAATATGCCCAGCAATCTCACTGATGTCTTGTGCAGTGCCAATAGCGGATTTGATACCGTCCACTGCACTCTTTACAAGTGCAATACCCGCTAATGTTTCTGCAATCATTTGTATCCACCACCTGCTTTTTTATATGCTACCGCAAGCATCTGCGCTTTACGTGCAGACCACTGACCTGCTTTACCACCCTTAGTACCAGCTTTAATGCGTTGGAACAAACGCTTTCTTAGTGCTGGCTTGGTGTAATTACCCGCCTCATTTACTTTACTCTTAGCTTTTTTAGGCTTTGGCGGTGCTTTCTTCGTAGCCATTTACGTATCTCCTATCGGGCTGAGTCGTAAAATTCTTCAGCTGATGTAGTCACAACTAATTTATCTGCCGTACCTGCTGTGCATTTAATAATATCACCAGCGTGTAAATACAAAGGTCTATCTACAGTAAAGATAGATTCGTAAGAACCGCCGGAAATATTATGTGTAGTAAGTAACGTATACTCTGTGTTATCGTCTGCATGAAACAGAAATAAACTTAGCGTAATGTTACCCGTATGATTATTACTTACAAACAGATTCTCCAAGTGTGAAGAAAAGTTTGCAGGTACTGTATACACAGTTGTCTTGTTAGTAGAAGACAGTGCCACTACTTCTGTACGAAATTTAGAACCTGTTCCTAATACTGGCATTATGCTCTGCTATTCCTTTTACCCGCAGTCTTAGTACGAGCGAATGACCTATTCTGTGCTGGTCTTTGTACAGATAAATTACCACGTCTATTATCCGTAGGGTTTCCATTACGGTGAGCAACGTCTTTACCGTCACCTTTTCTAGCTGCACCTGCTTTTATTAAAGCACCCC